GTCCAAATCGCGAGGCAAGTCCAGCGCTTCCGCAAACGTTTTCCACGTTTGTGGCGCGATGTACGTCGCTTCGAGATCGGATCGTGCGACCGGCGCATCATCAAGAAGATCCCAAAACTCTGGCTTGAGCTTCAGTACGGGTGGAACCCTCTCATGGCAGACGTCCTAGGATTTTTACACCATCTTTCAAAAGATGGTCCTGGGCCGTTAGTATCCGTAAAAGGGTATTCTAAGGACTACTTCGATACGTCTGTGACTGTTAATTCAGTTATGGGCTCGTCCAAGTGTGTTCTTGGTGTCAACGGCACGCACGAGGCGTGGGTTAGGTTGTATTACCAGCTCACAAACCCCGGTCTTGCCGAGATTTCGTCGTTGGGTTTAGCGAACCCCCTCGAGATCGTTTGGGAACTCATCCCGTATAGCTTCGTTGTCGACTGGTTCCTTCCGGTCGGCAACTGGCTCTCTTCTCAGACGGCAGACCTGGGCTTCACCTTCCAAGGTGGATCGCTCAGCAAGCTATCTAAGCAGGGGGATGTGGTAACTCGCAGTGTCAGTCTGCAGAACGTAGTCGGCAACCCTTCGGTTGTCGCCTCCGGCCCGGGGGTTCAAGCCTCCGGCAACGCGTTCAATTTCACGCGTTCCTGCTATACTGCCTCACCAAGTCCTGGGTTCTACTTGAAGAACCCGCTCAGTGCTGTCCACGTAGCGAACGCTTTAGCGTTGCTCGCGGTAGCTTTCGAAAGAAGGTCTTAACCAGGAGGCATCTATGCCTGTACAAGCGTCCATGACGCTTAACACCAAAGCTTACCTTCCCCGCGGCCGGGACCCCGATGGGTCCTCTCTGTGGGCCCTGGTCGGCGACACCACTTTCGGTGGTGCCACCAGCCAGGTGAAGGAAAGCGTCCGTGGCCCGTCGAAAGACGGTATCTGGAGGGTCCGTTGGACCCTTGACGTCCCGAAAGCTGCGACTGATGACAGCTCGTGCGCGTGTATCGGCCAGGAGATCGGCCGTGGGTTCGCGGATATCCAAATCCGCGTCCCTGCCACGTTCACGACTGCCGAGAGGCAGGACTTTGTGGATCGCCTTCAAGCGATGGTCGCCACGTCTGTTTTCGACGTGTCTGCTTCCGCTTTGGAAGGTTCGTGGTAACACGAGCCTGCCGCTTCTGCGAGTTTACTCGTAGGGTGGTTGCGTTCACCTTTAGAGGTTCTAACCATGAAGGACACAAAGTTGAAAAGTCGTCAAGTCACAGCAACCCTCCGCCATTGCGCGTCTCTTCTAGAGGCGTGCGCGGCGGTGGTCTTCCAAAAAGGAGACCTTGACTCGCATAGGGTGATAGCCGATCTGGCTAAAGCTCTGCGCGACCAGAGTCCCCATCCGATCCTCTTGCGTCTTTTCGAGGCGCTTGAGGCTAGGCTGTCCCTTCTCAGGGTGCCTAGTACGGACTGGAGGCTCTTTATGGCTGTTTATCAAGCGGCCGAGCTTGTTTCTAAGCTTGACTGTCTTGACTTCGGCGTTAATCGCGCTGAAGCTGCCGTGAAGAAGTTTCTAGAGATGGAAGAGGTTTGCTCTCAGACGAATTTAAAACTCGTCTCGCTCGATTCCACGGTCTTTTCGACTGCGGACGTGTCTCTGGTATTTCACCGGGCACGCAGAAAAATCGAACGCCTCCTTGGAAGATTTTCCTGGGAGGAGACTGAACCGTTTCTGGCCTTTGGGCCAGGGGCGTCCGTCGGAGTAACTCGTCGACGGAGCCACGCCGTAAACAAGTTCGGTCTTGAAAGACCGACGACGACAGGGGAATGCGCGACTCTTGCCGAGGCCTTTATTAAGACCTCGCCACAGTGGTGTTCTACTGTGCCGGTTTTGTCCGGAAGATCCGAGGACTGCTTTTCGGTAGTCCGAGGGAGTCGCGTTACCACTGTGCCGAAGAACGCTAAGACCGATCGTGTTATAGCGATCGAACCCCTGATGAATATGTTCTTTCAGAAGGGGATTGGCGGCGTTATTCGCCGCCGACTTAGGGGAGTCGGAGTTAATCTCGACTGTCAGCTGAGGAACCAGGAGAAAGCCCGTCAGGGCAGCCTCGATGGTTCCCTAGCTACCATAGACCTCTCTTCTGCCTCCGACTGTGTAAGTCGTGGGTTAGTCGAGTGGCTTATGCCCGAAGACTGGAAGCTGGCTATGAAGATATGCCGGTCAAAGTCTTCCGTTCTACCTTCTGGGGAGGAAATATTTCTCCAGAAGTTCTCGTCTATGGGTAACGGTTATACTTTCGAACTTGAGAGCCTTATCTTTTGGGCCCTCAGTTCGGAGTGCACCCATCTCATGGGCGAGTCGACTCGTGACAACTGTGTCTACGGGGATGATATTATTGTTCCCGTAGGCGTAGTACCGCTCCTTCTAGAGGTTCTAGAGTTTGCTGGCTTCAAGCCAAATAGCTCGAAGAGTTTCTGGGAGGGGCCTTTTAGGGAGTCGTGCGGTAAGCACTTCTTCCTAGGTCGCGAGGTTACACCTCTGTACGTGCGTAAGCACGTCGGTACACCAGAACGAAAGCTCTGGCTCGCCAATTCCATCCGCCGTCTCGCCTCACGATTCGTGGGGTATGATTACGGGTGTGATAAGCGCTTCGAAGGAGCTTATCTCGGAGTTATCCGGGAGCTCCCTAGAAAGTACCGCAATTTGAGCATCCCCGAGGGCTTTGGGGATGGAGGTTTGGTTCGTGACTTTGACGAAGCACGGCCGCGCAGGCATCGGCATTTTGACGCCTACGTTTACCCCCACTTGTATCGTAGCTACTCCTGCTACGTGCCAAGTGGTCAACCCGCCCTTACGTGCTCGCTGTTCTTTCTTGAACGGCAACACGAGAGGGTCGATCGCATGCTAGGGCCCTTTTGGCGCCCCATACATGCATCGAGAGGTGATGGACCGCTGGAAATCACTACCCAGCGATTCAGTGAGCGAATTGTCAAATCGCTCGCACCACAGTGGGTAGGACTCGGCCCGTGGCTGGAGGGGTTCTAATTCTCCAGCCCGATTGAGTCCTCTTTCCGGAGTATTTCCGGTGGGTGAGGGCTTTGCCCTCTTTATGGTGGCC